CCAGTGCATGATGCAGGCCAGTGCCGGCATTGGTCCCGGTCCAGGTCAGCGTATCCGAGACAGTCACGTTGCCACCGTAAGCGTCGGCGGTGTTCTTCTTGAAACCGTGCACGACGCCGGCGTGTGCGCCTTTGAAAGTGAGAATACTCGGATTGCTCGTATCCTCGATCCAGTAGCTGGAATCTTGCAGGGTAAATGTGCTCGGCGCGGCCACGACCGAACTGGCGACAGTGCGGTCGCGCATCGTGCTGATGGCGCCCGATGCGGCTTGCACCATGCTCGTGAAGTTGGTTGCCTGGCCATCGATGTCGAGCACGCCGATCGATGCGCCGCTTTGAACGCGCACCGGGCTCCCGCTTACTGCAGTGGCCGAGATTGTCTGCACTTTGATGCTGCCCTGCATGAGTTTGGCGCCGCTCAGGAAATCGATCTGGTTGGTCATGTCGCCGCTGCCGGTGTAATTGCGGCTGCGGAGGCGCACTTCCAGCTGGTCGCCTTGGTACTTCTCGCCGAACCGGATCGTCGGGAAATAGATGGTGTTGAAATCCCGCTTCACGATGTTGCGCAACGAGAGCTGTTCGACCCTGCCGTTAATCTCCATGGCCATCTGCCCCCAGTCGAAATTGACAGCGGCCGTTTCAACGTCCCAGCCGTCAACTTCGATCAGCCCGCAGTTGCCGGGGCCGGCGTCCTTCAATTGCGAAGGCGTCACGTAGTTGTCGACGCGGAAAGCCGATCCCGAGGTCGAACCGCGCACCGTTTCAAAGCGCACACGATCGACCCGCGAATTGCCCGACAGAATACGGATGCCGAAATACCGCGACTTGAATCGCAGGTTGCGGGACAACACGCGATTGATCGGACCGAACACGTTGTCGAAACGCCCGGTGAAGGTGCCAGCGCCCCAGGCATCATCGGCATTCAGCGCGAAAGCGTCGTCGCCGCAGTTCAGGATCTGGCCGTCGAAGTCGTAGAGGTCGCTGAGTGGGCCGTGCCAGTGCGCGCCATCGGTGTTGATCAATACCGAATTCGGCGCGGTCATGATGTCTACGCCCTGGTCGAGGATGTACGCGCCATGCGTATGGCCGTCGATATTGATGAATCGCTCGCACATGCCCGAGGGGCGATAAATCGTATGGTTGACGGTCTTGAGATTGCGTACGCCCGAGAATCGGAAAACGTCCATCTTGACCGTTTGGCCCTCGCGGTTGCCGTGCCAGACGCCGCCATCGATCGTGATGTTTTCATCAACAATCGAAGCGTGGTTGTTGTTCTGGTTCGTCGTCGGATTGGCGTTCTTCCACATATCCCCCTTGGAGCCAGCAGCCTGCAAAGCGCCGCAGCCGTGCAGGGCGACCACTTTCGTATTGGAACTCAGCAGCAGGGTATCGCCGTCGCTATTCGGAACATTGGCGAGCGTGGCCTTGACGTCCCAGATCACATTCAACGCGTCGAGCGTCTTTGCCAAGTCGAGAACAGCTTGCGCCTTGGCGCGCTGGTCGGCGCCTTCTTTCTGAGCGTATGGTTTAAGGACGGTGTCCGAAGCGCAGATGTTCGACATGAAAACCATGCGTGCCGAGGTGCCCTGCTCAAATTTAAACAGGCTAGAGCCGAGGGGCGTACAGATCACTTCCTTGGCGCCGGCACTGAAATCCACCAGCAGATTGCCATTCGAGCTTACCGTCACGGCACGCGCGAACGTGACGGTGCCGTTGCTCACGGTCGTGATGGTGGCAATTCCGCTTTCCCATTCTGTGGAGCCAGCGACGCCGATCGAATAGGGGAAGGTATCGCCGGCCACCAGGCCAGCGGCCGCCACAGTGCGATATTCGGGCGAAACGGCCGCCGGCGCCATGGTCAGCAAGCCTTTGCCGACGCCGGTCGTTGCAACTCTTACTCGCTCGGGAAATTTCATGCTTTAGGCCGGAGTGTTGATGGTGATGGTGGTCGCGTTCAGGGTGAACGTGCCTGCGCTGGTGGAGACGTCGGCGCCGAAGTCGTCCACACAGACCAGCTCGTCAGCAGTCGCCGCGCCGCCGCGGCGCTTGTAGTACACCGCCTTGCGCGCGGTGATGGTCGAGTTGGCCCAGGCGACCTGCGGGAACGTAACGACAACCCGGTGGTTGGCCGTGTCCTTGGCGAAGGTCGGCACGATGGCCTGGCCGCCGGCGGTGTAGCCGGTACCACTCACCTCGCTGCTGACGTCCGAGCGCTTGGTATGCGCGCCCTTGTTCTCGGTGTAGCCCGAGCCGACCAGCATCACGTAATAGGTGTCGCCCTTGGTGATGTTCCCGGCCAGGACGTCGTCCAGGTAGCTGTCGTATGCGGTCGATGCCATGGCGGCCTTTCAGGATTCGGTAACCGGGTCGGCGTCGGCCGGGCCCAGCGTGATGGTTTTGATTTTCTTGTGCCGCTCGAGCATCACCGTGGTGACGCCATTGGCGTGCAGCAGGTCAAGCGTCTTTTCCCAGGTCTCGCGATCGACTTTGCCGACGGCGCCATGGAGGTAGACGACCTTGTCGGTGAGATGCGTCACCGTGACAATGGCCAGGTAAGGCAAGCGGTTTTCGTAGCCGCCCGGCTGGTCGTAGGCGCGAATGGCCGACGTCTGGGCGGTCATCGCCAGGTGGATCATGCGGATCTCCGACAGGGTGTTCGAACGAGCGGAAGCCGCCGGCCGGCGCGCACGCGGGCGAGCCAGGCGGCGGTTTCGGCTTCATGGGTTATTTCGCCGGTTTCGCCGGCTTTTCTTCAGCTGTGACTTCTTTGGCGACACCGCCATCGATCAGGCGCTTGGCCTGTTCGGCCTCGAAGCCGGCAACATCGCCGGGGCTGTAGATCTTCCAGGGCTTGAGGAATTCGACCGATTGCATGTTCAGTTCCTATTGAATGGGGAAGCCGACCCGCCGCAGCGAGCCGGCAATCAGGCCGCGTTACGCGCCCCAGGTCACGCCGGTCAGAATGGCGATCGATTCCTGGTGACGCGGGCCGAAGTCGTGTTTCGCGATCACGCGGACCAGGGTCTGGTCACGCTGGAACGCGCTGACGAAGTTGCCCTGGTCGTCCTTGTAGGTCGCTTCTTTCGAGTAGTCGATCAGCAGCGTTTCGTCCTCGCCGATGAAGCAGTCGTTGAAGTCGACGAAGTACAGCTCCGATGCATTCGAGCCGGCGCCCAGGTTGTTTGGTACCTGGGTGGTCTTGCCGATCGGGTAGCCCTTCAGGTTGCCATCCTTCATTTCCGGATAGACCTTGTTGCCGTTGCCATCACGCATACCTTCCAGGAAACGGAAGGTGCGCGGCGACATGATCCAGCCCGGGGCACCCATATTGGCGTTGACGGCTTCCAGGCACAGAATCAGCTTGTTCAGGTCGGTTTCGACCTTCTGGATTGTGGCGCCGTCGGAGGCGACGATCTTGAAGCCGGCGAGCGCCCAGGCCAGCAGGCCCTTCGGGGTGTCGAGCGAGCCGTCATCGCGGATGAAAGCCTTGTCTTCGCGCGAGCTCATCGCACCAGTCAGGTCGTCCACGACCAGCTTGTCGACGTTCGGGCTCGTGCCGGCGTACGCCAGCAGGTCGTTCGAGATCGGCACCAGACCGGTCAGCTTCTTGGCCGACAGCTTCAGGTTGTCGAAGGTCTGGCCGGTCGTCGGGATGTCGGTATCGCTGCCGATGTAGCCAACCACTGCGCCGCCCTTCAGACGCGGCAGGGTGATATTGCCGTTGGTGAGCGGCAGCGAGCGGGCACCCAGGCGGCGCACGACCGATTGTGGGCGCCACAGCTCGATCACTTCGCGGGCCATGTTCGCCGGGACCAGGACGCCACCGGCACCGGGGGTCAGGGTGTTCAAGGCCATCGCCACGTCTTCGCCGAACTGGTTGTCCATGGCGAATTTGGCTGCGACCTGCTGGTTGCCGCCGGCGACGACCAGCGCGCGGACCATGCGCGACATGCCCGAACCCGGCAGTTCCGGGGTGCGCGGGCGAGCCGGCATGCTGGCCGAAGCGCCGGCAGCCGGCGGCGGGGCCGGCTGGTGCGCGGCGTTGAGCGCGCGATCCACCGGCACTGCGGCGGCGGCGGCGATGGTCTCGGCCGCTTCCATGCGGGTGATCTGTGCGGTCAGCTCGCCGAACTTGGCTTGCAGGCCGGCGAACTCGGTCAGCTGTTCAGCGGTCAGGGTGCCGCCGCCGGCTTCGATCAGGGCCAGAGCTTGGACGCTGGCGTTGACCTTGGCGCGTTCGCTGCGGAGCTCGTTAATGGTTGGCATATTGCCTCTCCTAGAATGGAAAAAGCCGCCTCAAGGGCGGCTCGGTTGCTTGTCCCGCGAACGCGGTCAAATTTGGGACTGGAGCGCCATCGCTTTCGCGCGGGCGCCGATGGAAGTCTGCTTCGAGGTGCGCGCAGCGCGCGCCTGGCGGGCTTGGGCGCCGATGCGGTCGGCGGCAGCCTGCGGCGTCTCGATCCGGTCGGCGAAGCCGACGTCGACACCGGACTGGCCGAGTATCACGCCCGCCTCGGTGCCGCGCACCGCGCCGACGTCGATGCCACGGTACCGAGCAACTGCGTCGACGAACTGCGTGTAGTAGTTCTGGACCATGTCATTCAGGAACTTCGCCGATTGCTCGGTCAGCGGCTCGTGCGGGCTCATGTCGTTCTTGTGCGCGCCAGCGTAGATGGTCGTCACCTTCACGCCCATCTGCTCGTTGCGCGCCGACTGGTCGAGGTGTTTGGCGATCACGCCGACCGAACCGACGCCGGAAGTGCGCGACATCGAGACGTCACCAATGGCCGAGGCCATCAGGTAGGCAGCCGAATACGCGCTGAAGTTGACGATTGCGCTCATGGGCTTGACGCCGCGCGCTTCGAACAGGAAGTCGGCCAGCTCGAACGCGCCGGTCGTGCTACCACCCGGGCTGTCTATGTCGAAGGCGATGTGCTCGACGGCCGGATCAGCCAGCGCCGCGCTCACCTGCGCGCGGATCTGCTCGTAGCTGGTCATGCTCTCGCAGGGGTTCAGCTGCATGCTACGGCTGACCAGCACACCATGGATCGGGATCACCGCCACGCCGGTATCGGCGATCGACTGGCGCCGCGCTGCTTCGGCGCGCGCTGCGGCGCTTTCGTAGGCCGGACCTTCGTCTTCCATCATCTGCGGCTGAGCGCCGTTGACGCTCAGGTTGACGATGTTCAGGCTCATCTGCTGGTTCGCCCAAGCCGCGGCCTGGTCCAGCATCGCCTCGGTCACCATCAGCGGCTGATTGAAGATCATGCCGGCGATGCGGAAACGGTTTTTCATGCGAGGATTCCTTCGATTTCTGCTACTGCCTCGGCACTGGCTTTTGGCGGTGTGGCCGGCAGCGGCTTGGCTGCGTCGACCATGTTCAGCGGTTGCAGGTAGGTGTCGCCGCCTTTGATGGGCGGCATGTTTTCCAGGCGCCGGATGTCATTGACGGACAACCATCCCCACTGGCGGGCCACGGCATACGCGGCGTACCGCGAGGCCTGGTCGCCGCGCAGCAGGCCGGAAACGTTGAACTCGATGTAGTACTCGTCGCGCTCGCTCGGCAGCAGCAGGTCGCGCATCATCGCCTGCTCGTGCCGCTTGATCCACGGCAACAAGGTGTAGATGACGAACTGGATGGCCTGATGCTCGATATTCGAGAACGTTGCCTTGTCCAGCTCGCCGATCATGTGCGGCGGCACCTTGTAAATGCGCGCGATGTCGAGATTGGCCAGTTTCAGCGCCAAGATCAGCTCGGCATCGACGTTGGTCATCGACAGCGCGCGGAAGGTCATCCCCTCCTGCAGCATGGCGACGCGCTTCGCATTGCCGGCACCGCCGTACATCTGCTGCCAGCGATCCGTGATTCGGTCGATCACCGACTGGTCCTTGATCGGCGGCGCATCCTTCGGCCGCTCGATCACGCCCGACAGCGCCGTACCGTTCAAGAATGACTTGCCGGCATACTGCTGGATGGCCTGAGCATGCCCAATCGCGTTCGCGTGCAGCATAATCGGCGAGACACCGACGTAGCCGTTCAGGCTCCACCACCGCACGTGGCGCACCATCCGCTGCGGGATCGGGTCCTGGCCGTCGATGCGGTAGTACGGCATCA